ATTACGTTTATTATTGTTTTATTTTAAACCTTTCAGGAAATGATCAATGAGTCATTTTTGTTGTAGGTCAAACAACAGGTCCTCACGCTCACAATTAAGAGATAGATCCCCTAAGAAGAAATCTTACAGATATATCCGCGCTGAGAATTCCTTAACAATCTTCTAGATGAGTTAAAGTTATATTTAGTTTGTCATAGAAAAATGAAATTTCAATCAAAGTCAGCTGATGAATTCTGGCATTGCGTCCGCAATCGCCTACCCGTTCCTCTGCTGGGTACTTACGATGGGCAACTATTAGTTGTTCAATCTGGTACGCAATACGGTCTTCACGACCCTAGAGCCAAGCATATCAACGAGAGATTCGTTGACAAAAATGCAGTTTGGGCGTTCAAGAATATAGAACATGAGATACCATCTCAGTACCTTGATGATGTAGAACTCTACACTAGGTCCAACTATACACCTGAACAACTTTACAAACCTTTGGAACAAGCGATCGAGTCACAAGCTGTAGCTATATCTACAGTCCCCTCCATTTTGGAGAATGACCCAGATTTCTGGTTCGTTGTTGATGAGGCATGTGACAAGTTCACTCCCGTCCGCAATCTGGTCCCGATTGATCTTGATAAAGTCAAAACTCCAGAGAATTCATTCGCTGGTTACGGTTATACCGGAACTAGAGGTGAAAATCGCGAGTTAGGATTACGTAAAGCACGTAACCTTTATCAGTCATTCATAGACGACGGTTATGATGTCGAGAAATCAACACCCTTTATTGGGTTGTCTCGTACACAAATCGCCGCACTCGATTCACCAAAAGTTAGGTTAGTCTGGGCAGCTGCTCAACACTCCCTTCTTTTGTCTGGTCGCATCTTTCAGCCTCTGTATAATGTTTGGAAACATTATCCCACACCAACTATGTTTGGTAGAACAGTGGATGAGCAAGTTATCATAGTTTACAACGCTATGGCATCTTGTACACAGATCGACTCCGATCTAATAGCATTGGTCGGTGATTTTCCCGCGTTCGACACCGGTAAAATAGTCAATGGAACATACCATTATGGCACCCAACTTTGGGAAGACCGTATTGCCACTTCCATTATGGCACAGAGTTACATCGAATCCCCATCGGATAGGAAACACGAAATAGCAGCGCTATTTACGTTGGATCTGATTCAGAACGGGATAAAACGCATTGCAGTTCACGATAGAATCTACACCGTTAAAGGGATGAGACCCTCAGGCGAGTTTGGAACCTACATGAAAGATAGTATCATAAACTACGTACGCTTAAGATACACCCAAGTTAAACTATTTGGCCGCAATTGCCCACTCGTACTTAAAGTTGGAGGTGATGATTCGTTTCAGACGATCCCATCATGCGAAGATCTTGTTTCAAAGATCAACGTTCACCTACAACCATTCAATACACAACTGGCACCACCCCCGAAGACTCAGATGTCTGCCGTTCCTGGAGGAATAATTTTTCATGGACACAGCAGCCCCCTAGGTACTATCAGCAGGGATGTACCCAAAGTATTGCAGCTTGCGATTCTCACCGAAAGATCTAATCTTGAGGAGAACTTCGCAGACGCAACTATATCATACCAGCGACTGAACTCAATATACATCGATTCAGGGAAGAGACACCACTTCCTAATACACGCCGCTAACATGATAGAGACCCGCTTCCCGGGAGTGAAGGATCAACCGTCCACACTCCGTAACGAAGCCTTAGCAGTAGTAACAACTACCCTATAAATTTTAACAATTATTTATTTAAT